TGTCACGACAAGTGTCGCAACACCGCAGAGTTAGTCTGGCTAGACTAACTCTGAAGGAAGCTGCACATGTCGGGGCACGCCTTGGCCGCCTGTCCGACCTTATAGGTGGACGGGCGGCCGTGCGCCGACCTGTGGGACGGGGTGTTCCCGCGGAGGTTGATCCGCGGGAGCGTCCTGCTTCCATAGGTAATTCCACGCAGCCCGGCCTTCCGAGGCCAGTTCTGCCTGTGAGGCGCATGAAGAGGCGTGACTGGGCGGCAATTGGTGCCGCCTGGGACGCTGTGAGGGCCGCGGTTGCAGCGGCAGGCTTCACGTCCCTCCCGACGAAGACGTTTGATGGAAGGGAGGCTCTTCATGGGCTTTGCAGGCTGGCGTGGTGGCTGGTAAGGACGACGTCGTTTTCCGGTCTTGGCCACTCCTTGAGTACCCTAAAGCGCTGGTCGGGTGACCTGCGCCGGTGGGTGCTTGAGGGGGTGGACCGGAAACAACGTCGGGGAGGGTTAGCGAGCTTCTTCTTGTCGCACCTCCGGGCCCTTGTGGACTCTGATCGGCTCGCGATCCAAGTTTCATACTTGGGTCGCGCACTGCCTGAGGGTCACCAAGGGGTCCAGAGGACGGCGCTCAAGGAGCATCGCGAAATCCTCACCAAGCCCCACGCGACGGACCCGCAGCTGGTCCAGAAGGCGAGAGAGTTCGCCCGCCGGTGGTGTGATCACCACCTGCGTGACCCACTCCCCGTTGCTCCGACGATGGCTGGTGGCGCCTGCCTTGAGTACTCCCGTGCTCAGGGCGGTCACGTCACCTATACCACCGAAGTTGCAGCGAGAGTGGAGGCTCTCCGCCAGACGGACGAGTGGCGGGCCCGGGAACTGGCTTCCAGGGTCGAGGGGGCCACCCAGTGCCACGCTGACATAGCGGTAAGGGATTCCTTCGTCCGCGACGAGCTCTTTAAAGATCTCGCCGCGAAGCTTGAAGGGGGTTTACCGCCGTGCCAGGCGCTGGTAATCCCGGAGCGAGGCTTTAAGGCCAGGGTTGTGACGAAATCCCTGTCCTCTCTGATCGCTCTTGGACACTACCTGCGCCAGTGGCTTCTGGGTGGCTTGAGGAGGGATCCCCGTGTCTCGGATGTCCTCCTGGGCGACCACCGTAAGGCGGTCGCGAGGGTCTGCCGCGGCCGCCGTTTGGTCTCGTCGAGGGTTCTTCTCTCCTCGGATCTGACGGCGGTATCGGATCGGCTACCTCACGATCTCATCATTGATGGGATCGTCCAGGGGATCCTTGACTCGGAGGTGGCGAAGAAGATCCCAGACGGGTTTAAGGATGTACTGCGGCTTTTAGCCGGGCCGCAGTTGTGTTCCTGGCCCGATCTGGGGGATTCGACGCCACGGCCTACTTCTCGAGGGATCATGATGGGTCTTCCGACCACATGGTCCCTCCTGTGCTTGGTCCAGTTGTTCTGGGCCGAGCAGGCCTGGGAGCGCGTATGGAGTTTGACTCGACGCGGTCCCGTGGCTGGAGTAGGCCACCCCTCCTTGACACCCGCCACGTCCATCTGCGGAGACGACCTCGCGGGGTGGTGGCCACATAAGGTGGCTCACGCCTACGATCGGATCGTCCACCGCAGTGGAGGTAAAGTATCGGTCGGGAAGCACTTCCGCTCCTCTCGGTATCTAGTCTTCACGGAAGAGGTGTATCGGCTTCGGCTGAAGCACCAAACCCGTGTCAAGCTTACCCGATGGGAGAGGGAGGTTCCCCGACTGGTTACTCTACCGCACAAGCGCGGTCGCAAGCGTTGGCTCCGCTTGGTGTTCCAGCCTCGCGCCGAGGTGGGAACTGTGGCTACCGGGGTGACCCGGGTGCCTTCAGTCCCGCTTCGGGGCTTGGTCAGACCCAAGCGACTGCCCGGCGACCGTGAGCTTGTGCCGTGGTGGGTGGCCCTCGGCCCGGCCTCGGAGGAAGCGGCCCGGAGCACCGGGAACCCGCTAGCGGTCCGTCGCGTTTTGCGCGTGTTGTGGCCTGCCTCGTGGAGGTGGTCACGTGAACACGGCTTTGCGACTACGCTGTGTCGGGAACTCGGTGGTTTCGGGTTGCCTCCCCTGAGGGGAAGGCCCGACCGGGTCGGCCGGCTCCCGCCTCCGTTCCGGAAGGGTGTTGCGGCTTTGCTCTACGCGTCGCAGGTCGGGGTTCGTCCCCCTAATGCGCCGTGGGCAGTTGTCCGCAACCCCTCCTGGCGGAGGATGGCTCGGGAGTCAGCCGACTGGAAGTTCGGGCGTCGAGGGGTGCTCTGTAAGCGAGGGAAGGTCCCGTTCAACGGCCTAGCGACGAACCTCGGTGACATTCGTGTCACGGAGGAGATCGTTACTATGCTGGCGAACGAGTTGACCCTCTTGCTGGGCAGGGCCCCCGACGCCTCAAGCTTCCGGGTCGCCCCCAGGTCCATCGCCCGCAACGTGAGCCGCCATTATGAGCGGCTCGCGAAGCGGGGGGTGGCCTGGAGGGGGCTGCGTGGAATTGACCCGAAAGCCCCAAGAACGGCGCTCGTCAAGAGGTTAGAGACCGTCTACCAGCAGAAATGCTGGTGGACGAGGAATCGCTACCGTGACGAGGGGTTCGTTGTGGGACTTTCGGGTTCGGCCAAACGCGAACTGTCGTTCGCACTTGGGTG